TTCTTCTGAAACTTCTTCTTCACCAATTTCGATTTCATATACAACTTCTTCTTCTTCGTAAGCTTCGTCACTTTCAGACATTTCGTCTTCAGTTTCCATAACTTCTTCTTCATCTTCTGATTCACCTAACTGAATCACGTATTCTGAGTCTGTTTCGGTATCGGCCAAATGAACGTCATCACCGTCTTGTTTAACAATGATACCATCATCTTCACCCATAGCCTTAAAGACCTTTAAGATTTCGTCGTCAGAAGCCGCAGTTAAATCGAGTGGTAAAAGAACTTCTTCTTCGTCGTCAACTTCCAAGTCGTCACCAGGTAAATCAGTCATTAACATTTCTTCATCACCCATTTCCAACTCTTCGTCTTCTTCATTATCAGAAAGTTCGTCGTCCAAGTCTAATTCAAGACCTTCTTCCTCACCTTCTTCTTCACCCTCAACATCCATGTCTAAATCAAGGACATCTTCTTCTTCTCCTTGTTCAGTCATTTCAGTTTCAGATTCTTTAACCTCCTCATCTTTTTCGTTAAGAGATTCTTTTACTAATTCGCTGATTTCTTCCTTCATAGTAGAAGCAAGTATTCCTTTTGCATTGTTTGTAATAGCTTCTTGCAAGTTTTCCATTTGCAATAAAGCTTCTTCAACTAAGTTTTTTTCTGCCATTTTTATTATTTAGCAATTGTTTATTTTCATATAAATATGTGAAATAATAAAAAAGTGTTTTTTTTATAACTTTTAGCAAAAAAAAATCGGGGTTTCCCCCGATTAAAAAAAATATTCCATATTCCGATATACGATATTACTCGTAAACTTCGTCAATTTTACTTTCCGCACATGCGGTGATTCTCCAGTCATATGTAAAGTCTTTGAAGTTTTCGGTTACTTTAGCTTCGACATCGGTAACGTTATACCCCTTAACCAACTTCTCTTCTCTAATCTTTTTTATTTTACCTGTGTTCTCATCAGGAAGGTCATACTGCACTTTCGCAACAAAATATTTTTCGTCCATAGTAATTTTTTTAATAAGGTTTAATAACCTAAATAATCGGAAAGTTTTTTCATTAAGTCAACACTTCTACCCAATCCACCATCAATTCTTGGTTCTTGTGAACGTAATTGTGTTTCTTCTTCTAAGTTTTCTTCATATTTACCTCTATCATCTTTGTTTAAGAAAAGGTATGCGCCAGGTGTAGATGGTGACGATACCAAGTCAAAACAGATTAATTCAAAATCGTCCTGTACTTCATTTCTTTCTCCCTTCTTAACAAGTGAACCTACACCACGAGAAGAAACACCCATAGTAACACCTTGTCTCATAAGATTGGCGGCTTGGTCACCAGGACAAGACACCACACCTCTTTCATGGAAACCTGGTGAAGTCAAAAGTTTTATCTTACCCATAAGAGTATTACCTTCCCACCATATTTCTGTGATTAAGTGTGATACTCTGTCTAAATCTATTAATGAAGATTCGGGGTGATTAAGTTCTGATATAGACAATCCTTTTTGAATTGCTTTATTATATGCATCAGCTTCTCTTCTTAAAATCTTTTCAGGATAAACCCTTCCGTTACGGTTGGGGGTATCGTATTTCTGTAGAGTTGCATAAAACTCAAAAGGTTTAGAATGGTCTAACTGACCATATGATTCTTGTATTACTTGAGCGTTACGACTATCGTGTGGATTAACAAACCCCGCATCCCATTCTACTAAAATACCCTTACCCGTGTCGTTTGGTCCTAAAATTTTCATGTTTTTTCTTTATAAATATATCAGACCAACTCTTTTGTCATTTTACTCTTGTGTACTTTAAAGTATTTCATTCCCTTTAGACAATCTGTATATACCCCATTAATAATAGTTTTAATTCTATCCTTTAAAATGGGGGACTTGAAATCTATATGATTTTTTAGGTATAGAGTTATTTCTAAATTCATAAAACTCCTTTTCCCTTTTTGTATTCCACTACTTCTCAAATCCAAATCAACAATATTAAACTTCTCAAATATTAGGGGGTCTACAACTTCGAGAAGTACATGTTTTATATTTCTTTCCATAGTACCAGTAGCCCTGTTCCAATTCTCAAACTCTTTTATTGGTTCTACCCACGATTGTAATACTATGTATACTGTTTTTAAATTTTTTGCGTCTACTGTTCCGTAGTAACACTTTGCGTCACTGAATAATTTTAATTGTGACGTTTTTCCCTTCTTCATATAATCCCATCTTTACTTAAAGTTTATTTATTTAAATAAAATATAGTATATTATTTGTCGTATGTCAAAAAAAGTCATATTTATAGATAATGTTAATAATTAAAGTAAAAAATAAAAATATTGAATCGGCTCTTAAGTCTTATAAGTATAAGGTTTACAAAACCAAACAACTGGAAAAGATAAGAGAACAACAAGAGTATATTAAAGACTCGGTAAAACAAAGAGAAGAAAAAAAGAAAGCAATATATGTGGATAAAAAAAGAAGGGACTCTGAATGAGTCCCTTTTTCTATTCTTCTGACCCCCTATTTCGGGAGAACTTTTCAAGTGTCGTAAATCCTAATCCTGCACCTACTATATACATCATACCGTCCCATACAAATTTCTGAAGTGGTATGTCCATAAAGATATTCGCAAGGAAGGCGATACACATCATAAAAAATGCTAAGATAGTTATAAATCTTTTTGAAGATTTTTGTCCATCCACATCACCCATTAAAGACATAAAAAACTTTCTCATTTTTATTTAGTCTGTAAAAAATCTTTAGTTATATGAAAAAGTTTAACAAAAAAATCATTTATCTTTTTCATAATCCTTTTTCTAATTGTTTTAGTTTATACAACGATGTTAAGGTTTTTTCAGACTCATTAATTTTGTCTATTGTCTTTTGAATTTTTTCTGATAATTCAGAATCTGTAGATTCATTTAAATTTGTCTTTAATTTATTTAAAACTACTTCCTTAGTTTTTTCAATTTCTTCAGACAAGTTTTTACCTTTTAAAGATGTATAAAAATTCAACTCTTTTCTATCTTCTTCACTTAATTTTTGTATTTCCTTATTAAGTGTTTTGTTGGCAATTGATAACATAGAAGATATTGGTAGGTCCATAGTCTTAGACTCTTCTACTACTTTTTTTGTTGTAAGAGTTTTTTTAATTCTTAGTTTAGATTCTAACAAGGACTCTAAGTTTCTCACAACATTTTTAGTATAAATCTGATTGTCGATATCTAAATATCTATTCTCAATATCCTCCTTAAGTAAGTCATTAATCCACTCACTTAATTCCTCAATCTTTTTTGTATTATTATCAATAATATCTTTTAAATGGTCAAAAGATTCTGATATATATTCATCAACAATACTTTCATTTAAACCTTTATTTGAAGACAATTCATCGTAAAGATAGTACGCTTCGGAAAGATTTTTGTTTTTTAGAATGTGTTTTTTAAAACCTTTTAGATTTTCTTTAAATTCGGGTTTTCCGTAACTCTTTTCTAAAACATTTTCTATTTTAGTTTTTATTATTCCAAATGAACTCATAACATTATTTTTATAATAAATATCAATCATTTAGTAATGTGTTCAATTTATCTTCAATTTCACCTAATGACTGTCTTCCTTTTGATAAATCTAAAACATTTTTACCCTTAATTAAATCATCCTCAACTAATAAGTCCAAATCCTTATTTCTTATAAATCTTTCTACTGGTGGTTCTTCTGGTGGTTCTTCTCCTCCACCTTCATCTCCTCCACCTAAGTCACCTCCTAAGTCTCCACCTAAGTCTCCACCTAAGTCTCCACCTAAGTCACCTCCTAAGTCGCCACCTCCTGATGGTGGTGGTGGCATTCCTCCGCCTAAATCACCCATTCCCGTGTCTGTAGTTTCACCTCCTTCAGCATCACCACCTTCACCAGGTTTGTTACCATATAACTTATCTAAGTTAGCGAAAATACCTGTTTTACTAATTACCTCAGATGTTTTCTCAAGTTCACCTGCGACGGCCTTTTCAATACGTTGTTGTTGTAAATCAAGTTTAATTTCTTCATCACTAAATCCAAGAATATGTTTCTTAGCCCAAGATGATGATACAGGTAATATACCGTTCCCTGGGTCTGTAACCGCATCTCTATATAATTGTATCTTTTGTTGCCACTGTTCAACCTTAAGTAAGTCAGCCTGTGTAGATGGGTTAGTTAGTCCTAATGTAAAGTTACCTAATTCATCTTCAAAACCTAATAGATACAAGTGTATAATTGCAATTTTATTCAATTCTTGTATCATAGACTTTTGAATTCTATTAATAGTACGAGCAAATCGGATATCCTGTAAAGATAAGTTTTTACCATCACCTACAACTTCTTCAAAACCTAAGAAAGCCTTTGGTACCCTTAATGAAGTTAAAAGTTTTTTCTGAATATATTCAATATCCGCAATTTCTGATAAGTTCTGAGCACCTGGTAAAGTATCAATTGGGTTAGGTGCGTTAGGGTCACGAACAGGTATAAAATAGTCTTGGTCCACCGCCATTTGATTATAACGTAAATCTACATTACCATTTTGAGAATCAACAATTTGGTCTCTTTTAAATTTATTCGCTACTCGATTTACATATGGTTCAACATCCTTGTCGTCCATATTACCAACAAACACTTTGAATACTCTTCTTTCGGGTGCTCTTGACGTTCTATATATTAACATCGCATCCTCAGACAAAATAAGTTGTTTCCAAATACGTCTGCCTTTTTCCAACATAGACGTGCCGTAAGGTAGTTTTCTATCGTCACCTAACAATCTAAAGTGAGCAATTTCCCAAGTATTAAATTCCATGTCCTTATTTTGCCATAAGAATTTTAATGCATCGTTTTCAGTTTCTGTGGAGTTTCTTTCAGGTTTAATCCTCATACCTCTCTCCTGACGTGTTATTTCAATATTAGGTAATTGTTGGGCACCCATAATACCTCTTTCAGGGTCTAATTTAAGATATACAAAATTATCACCATACTTACACGTATTACGTGTCCACATAGGTAAATTAGTATTAATATCCAACCTATTATTAAATAAATCACCTAATATAGATTTAATACGTTTACTTTCAGAATATATTTGAAGTATGTACCCATCTTCATCGGGTGTAGTACTTTCCTCTGAATAGATATCTAAAGCCGCAGATATCTCAGGAGTATATTCCATACTTTCATAATCATAAAACGAGGCTAAACGAGTTGGTTCGTAATAAACCGCCTGAGTATATAGGTTGTTTTCAATCTTTTGCCACTGTTGACCCAAATATAAGGTTTGTTGTGCTTGAAGTTTCTCTCTTTCGTACTCTTTTTTATCTGTTGTTTTTAATATTTGTTTTTTGTCAAATTGGTATACAGGTGCTTGTTGGTCCAAAGTCGAATCGGGCCCAAAAACCTTGGTTAACCTTTGCCATATGGTATAATTATTATTCTCAGCCATCGTTTTTTAGATAAATATAATCTTTACTTGAATTAATTAAAGGTTATCTCCTTCCACCCCCAAATAACCATCCATAATCTTCATAGTCTTTTTTTGTGTAACCATCTATTCTCCTATGGTGATTTTGATTATTGGGCATAACAGGTAAACCAGGGTTAAAATCTTTAGATGAATTTCTAACAGGAGTTTCATTAACCATCCAACTTTCCATCATCGCTTTTGTTTGTTCGGTAACTTTTTCAAGTTGTGTAAATGAACTCTCACCAACATATATCGCCATAGCCATTGCCATTATAAGGTCATCGTGTTGCCCTTTAATGTGGTCAGGTCTTCCATTTATGTAAACAAACGTATTCAACTCATTAATCAAACGAGAAGAACGAACGACAAAATTATGTCTTAAAGCTTCCTCAAAGGCTGCGACAATCTGAACCCTTTTTGAATTAAAGTTAAGACCAGGTATTTTTTCCATCGCCTTAGGGTTATACTTCCATTTGTCGGCTGCGTTTGTTCCCTCAACATACAAGTCCTTATAGTTCATTTCTTGTAGTTTTCTTGAGGTCGCAACACCCATACCTCCCGTAATATCAATCACTATAAACGCAGAATACATAGTAGCCCACTTAAATGCAATCTCGGCGGCCACATCGGGTGGTACCTTACCCAAATACTCTAAAACCTGTTCTCTCTCGTCAAAATCAATAATACAGAATGTTGTAAAGTCATCACTGTCACCACGAGAGACATCAAGACCCATAATATACTTATGACCCACCACAGGTTCTTTCCATTGCCACAATGCACCTCCCATAAACTTATTTTCAGGCTCACGGATAAAGTTCTCTTTTATCTTTTCCACAGTATCTGAAGGTATGACGTTGTCACCTGAACCCAAGAAGTTACACTCCAATTCCTGAGCAATCTTACGTCTATCAAACTTAAGTTTTTTACTCATACCCTCAAACCACGTAGAATATGGTTTATAACCATCAAGAAAATGTTTTTTAATTTCATCAAAATCCCTTTCCATAGGGTCAATATGGGAATAATCTATGGTAATTTCATCATCATTATAATCCTCACGATTTAACATATAATGAACCATATCGTTACACTTAATAAGTTTTAAGTCTTTCGCGTAACGAGGGTCACGATACCAAAACATCTCGGTAATTTTAAAATCATTCATACCTCTTAACGACTGGTCGTAGATAGAATAATAAATTGGGTCGAAACCGTTAGGTGTGGATATAACAATAACTTTACCACCTGTAGAAAGTGAGGCCATACACGCAGACCAGAAATCATTGTCCGCCTCAATAAACGCCGCCTCATCAAATACAAGAATCGTGGGGGTATATCCACGAAGGGCGTCTTTAGATGTTGCAACCGCTTTTACCTCACAACCATTATTTAATTTGTAGTGTCTCTGTGAGTTTTTCTCATTTGAGAAACTGATGCCGAACCAACTCGGCCACTGGTCGATAAACGCCCTTATCTTACTCGCCATCTCAACAGAAGTGTCAAGTTTGTTTGCAATAATAAGAATCTTTTCTGGTTTGGTTTTGGATGCGGTAACTAATTTTTTAGAAATCCAAGCCGAGGTTACTGTTGATACACCCGCCTGTCTGTATTTAAGTGCGATATTTTCTTCGTGAGTATCGTAATCGTTTATTAAACTTTCTTGGTCAGGGAATAATTGTAACGGTACATATTTTGACTGTGTGTTGTCATATGTCTGTAGGTATGTCTTTAACGCATACGAGGTGTCTTTTACACACCTCGCATACTCTAATAATACTTTTTCTTTTGTTAACGCCATATAGACATTTTAATAAAGTTTTATGTTAAAGAAATACCCAAATCACCTAATAGGTCATCTAAGTCCATATCATCGTCATCATCATCACGATATTGTGACATTGCATCGTCATAATCCTGTTCTTTTAAATCTGAAATAATTTCATCAACCATTTTAGAAACTAATTGTTTACCTTCATCAGAACCTGATAATATCATTCTTGCCACTTCGAAAAATTCATCAGTTGATAGTGCAGAGAACCTCGCAAAAAGATAATTTTGAATTTCTCTCATATCATCTTCATATAGTTTTTCAGGGTAAGACTCTGTGAACTTTCTCCATATCACCGGTCCAAGTCTCAAATCCCATACCTCATAAGGTAAAGTATCTGTTTGACTCATAACCATCTCTGCCGACTTAGGGTCTGCAGGTAAACCGTGTGTACCAAAAATTTCATACACACCCTTAATTAATTCGTGTATCAACACAGGAAAGAAAATACCTTTTGCTTTAATAGTTGGGGGGTCAGTAGTTTCGTCAATTTCTTCTGAACCTTGTACTCCTTCTCCACCTTCAGCTGCGGACATAATCATTTGGTCAGGAACAATCCAATATAGTAAATCATTAATAGACATTAAGACACCATAAAGATTTAATAACCTAGGGTCGATGGTATTTAATTGTTCTTCAACCATATGGAACATATAATGACCTTTTTTAGATGCGCCCTGTATTAGTGAATTAATAAATCTTCTTTTTGCCTTTTCTAAATCAAACTTTTCAAACGCAGCCATAAAGTTTTCCAAATCATCTTCAGCTTCGTCTGCATTAATACCAAATTGTTGTTGAACTTCCTCGTCATCCAATTCCTCAGGTTCAGATATCATTTTAGAAGTGTCAATCTGTCCTGGCATAGATAATAACTCAACATCGTATTGAAAAGCATCGTCAGGTATTGATAATTCTTGTTTTACCAAATCAACCGCCAACTGCTCCAAATAACCTTCGTTATTAGATTCAATGGCCTTAACCTTCATAACCGCTTGTTGTAACATCATCTGAAGTTGCATAAATGCATTAGGTCCAGATACGTCTTCCATACCTGTGTAACGTTTAACTTTTTCAACGACTTCTTTAAATCTTTCAGACGCAACTAATTCCGCAAATGAATTGTCAAACTCATCTTCATCTTTACCGGGTAATGCCGGATTATCGGATAAAGGAGTTTCACCACTAGAGATTTTTCTTTCCACTTCCCTGTCCATTCTTTCAGGACCGTCATATTCTATCTGCTCCTTCAATTTTTTCATAATATCTTTAACTGACTTACTCATCTCTAAATTGTATATTTAAGTTACTAAATTTAAGGAATTCCGGTAATCCTGATTCATCTCCCGCTTTAGGTTTTGGTGAAGGTCCCGGATTTGGTCTTCTGTATGGTGTAGTCCTACTAGGTCTTTCTTTAGTACCTGGTTTTACTCTTGTAGGTGCTGTTTCAGTGTCAGACGCCTTAGGTTTAGGTGCAGGACCGGGATTTGGTCTTCTGTATGGTGTAGTCCTACTAGGTCTTTCTTTAGTTCCTGGTTTTACTCTTGTAGGTGCGGTACTCGGTTCTTCCGAAAGTAAATCTCCTTTTGTTATCATCTTACCTTGTGATTTCTTAATCAAAGATACAATACTTTCTTCAATTTGTCTAATTTTAGATTCTTTAATTTCTTTACCTACTTTACTGACACATGCATCAAACTTACTTTCGGCTTTCGTATCCCAATTCTTTTTAGGTCCGTACTTACCTTGAATACTATCCATACAAATAGCATATTCATTATTTTCCTCAAACATACCTAATGTGGTGATTGGAGTTTTCATTTTAGGTTTACCGAATAGTTCTTCTATAACCGCATCCTCGTCAATACTACCAT